CGCCAACAGTAACTGTGCTACTAAAGGTCGCAGCGCCATCAATCGCCGCAGCGCCTGTAACTTCAAGGGTAGTAAATTGAACGTCAGCTAAACCGTTGTAGACAACTGCACCAGATCCGGCCCCATCACAATAAACAATCGCATTTTTTCCGTTCTGAAGCGTGACACTTGCTCCAGAGCCTTGGCTAAGAATGACCGAGTACGGGCCACTTGAACCGGAATCCGTCGTCGCATTCTCAACGATGAAGTAAGCCTTAGTCGTATTTGGCGCGATGGTGACCGTATTATTGGCTCCAAGCGCCCCTGTGAATTTAATCACACGATACATACCGTCTTGTAGATTCTCAGTTCCGGAATCCGGAGAAGCTTCACGTACCGTGAGCGTATGAGTAGTGCCTGAAAGAGCGACCGAGGTGTAGGCAGCAATCCGATCCAGAAGGTCTAGATTGTGATTGGTAGTTGTGCCCCAGGTTCCGGATTGCTCACCAGAACCGATCTTCTCGATGCCGTAACTTGTTGTGTATGAAGATGCCACAACTTTTCTCCTATGCTGCTATATCAGTCCAGGTTGGTGTCTGTGTCGTACTAACCTCAGACCAACTTGGAGTTTGTGTCGTACTGACGGCGGACCAGCTTGGTGTCTGGGACTCATCAATAAGGCTCCAAACATTGGTTTCTCCAATCCCTCCCGTGGCCGAGACACCTGTTGGGACAACGCTTGCGGTCCCTGTAATCGTAACGGTGCCAAGCTCTCCCGTTCCCTCGACGCCTGTGAGAGTAACGGTACTCGCACCCGTTGGAACGACCGCGCCAAGCGAACCAGTAGCCGAGACACCTGTCGGAACAACATTTGACGTCCCTGTAACCGTGACAGTACCAAGCGAACCTGTGGCCGAAACACCTGTAAGGGTAACTCCAGCTCCTGCCGCTGGAACGACCGTGCCAAGCGCCCCTGTTCCTGCGACACCCGTAACGGTGACTGTACTTGTACCTGTAACCGTGACCGAACCGACAGCGCCCGTTCCAGCAACACCTGTAACGGTAACAAGCATTCCGCCTGTAATTTCGACAGTGCCAAGAGCACCCGTTCCTGCAACACCCGTAACAGTGGCTGTAATGCTGGGGGTAACAACAACCGTACCAACGGCACTTGTACCCACGACACCTGTAACATCAACCGGGGCATTTGAGTTCCACGCCCCAGAGTTCCAGGTATCCCGACCCCAACCTGTAACATTTGCCAACTCATTACCCTTTACGCGATCCTAATAATCGCTGTACTTGCAGCCGCAGCAGGAAAGGCTATCGTAAACGTGCCTGCTGTACTTGTCTTATTACCACCAAAATCCAGAGCACAGACAGCCCTATCACCATTCGTATCGTTATAAATCAAGGCCCCCCTGGCTGTAATAGTGGCAGTTGTAAAACTAAGATCGGCGAAATCCGTGTATCCAGTGGTCCCTGAAGTGGCAGGATTTACATTGGTTAATGCACCTCCCCCCGCAGAATAACTACCGCTGTTAGCCACTTCACCCGTAGTGGTGTAGGCAGTAGTGGCTGCACCTAATGTGGCAGTAGTAGACGATTTCCCTCCACCACCTATGGCATATAGAGCCAGTTTAAAGCTGTTTCCGCCAGAGGCATCAAAATCATGGGTGGCAGACAGTAGCTCACCCTTAAATGATGTACACATCGCTGTTGTAATCGCCATGTCACAGGCTCCTTAAATTAGCTGCCAGTTCAGGATACCCAGCATCTCGTAGCTTGGCGCAAATAGTTGCCCGATCCTGATCCACGGCAACCTTCAAATACCTAAGTATAACTCCCTCCAAGACAAGTTTGAAATCCAGCACTTGGTCTCGGAGAGGTGCAGGAGTATCTTTCGCCACATACAATATCTTATTAACAGTTATTTTGGCTATTTCCTCTACGGACAACCCCCTATTGTTCGTGGAAATAACCTCAACATCCCCCACAGACAAAATAGTTTCTACATCAAACATTACTCACCTTTTGCAAAGGAACGACCGTATCATGCCTTCCATACAGGAAAAGCCTGTCAGAATCCGTATCCAAAGGCTCTGGAGGAGTGGATTCTGACTGTCGCGCAATCGTCAAGTTTCCTTCTGAAACGGACATCACTAATGGGTCTTCTAACCGATGATACCCGTAAAGCTTTTCCGCTTCGGGAACATTGGTATCCAAAAGAGTGGAATCATGGGCGACTTCTACCTTCATGCCCCGTGCAACGGCTGCGGAAAGCCAAAACTCGGTACAAGCTCTTCCCGCCTCTGCCATGACAAGATTGGATTTGTAGGAATAATCAATCCCATAAAGGTATAACTTGGCAACCTTCTGATACACAGCAAAAGCTATGGCATATGGAACGGTATTGTTGAAATAACAAAGTCCTGTGTCCTTGATCACCTCTTCCAAAGGATAAAGAACAGCGCCTGGAACCCTTTCATCCAAAGTGCAAGTGTAGATTGGTCCTGGATGCTCCCCCAAGATCTTTCGCATTGCGTCTGTCTGAGCACCTGCATTCTCGGTGTCCAAGAACCTGGATGCTGGGTCCATCATAAAAACACGGTCATGCTTGATCGGGACCATCATGGAATTAATAGCCCAAACCTCGTCATAGACCTTGCCGTTAGCAGCAGAGGAAGTGAAGGTTCCCTGTGTTCCGCCAAGACCCACAATGGCAATTTCTGCGCCGTTCAGATCTTTATTGATCACTGAACACCTCTTCTAACGGTATCATACCTGTATTGATCCTGAGTCTGCTCACCTTCCCCTAAATTCTTCAGCCATTGGATGGATTCCTGGAACCTGCTGTTATAAAGCGTCAATAGATCCGGCTCACCTTTCATAAAGGTATAAGCTTCCATTAAACTGCCATACAAGAGAGCCAACTCCGCATTCGTGCCAAGCCAACTCGTCCCATCATCTGAGGCAGTGATGGACTGGGGACGATAGAAATAATGCAACTCGGCTGTGTAGCTACCGTCAGGTGTAGGAGCCACAATGAAACTATTCTCGTCCCAATCACCGTAATATCTAGGCACCCCCGTCGTAGTAGGATCCGGCGTGTAATCCTGGAGGAAGGTCGGATGTTTATACTCAAGAAACTCGTTGTTGGAATTATTCACAACACTCAAGGAGAAGGGGGCCAGGAAATCTGTCGGCTTCGACAAAAACTTCACCGATTGCGTGACCGTACCCGTCACATTCTTCCTGAAGTCATCTAATTGACATTCTTTCAGAATACGCTCTTCAGCATTTAGAATAAATCTAGTTAGCTGACTTACAAAGGTGCTCTCCGCATTGTCTGTATAATCCTGTATGGCGGTTTTTAAGGTAGTGAAGGTTAAAGCCATATCATGCACTCACGGTTACAGGACCGGCAGAGACACTTCCACCGCCGCCCCGGACATTACCTGTCGTTGCCGTTCCACTCCCTGATGTGAACGAATAACTGTCATCATCCACCTTGGTTATGGAAAAACCATCATCGTCCTCGATGGCAGAAGAAGTGAACCCGTCAAATGCTTCAGTAGAACGAAATCGAACCGTATCTCCCGTGCTTCTTCCATGACCGGGCTCCGTCACAGTTATGACGGCAGAGCCGCTGCTTCCAGAAAGAAAAGGGTTGAAAGGAAGAAGAACTGTAACAGCCGGTTCCGTTCTATCCGGACGCGGATCTTTCAAAGCTTGAGGATCGGCGGGTGTATTAACAACGAATAATTGAGGCTGTTTAGCTTCCCACTCATCCTTGCCAACAAGCATTCCTGTCCACTCTTTGCGCATATGCCTAAGTTTATAGGCCGCACCGGACCTGTCTGAGATCCCAAGGGCATATTTATTTGAAGCATATTTAGCCATTACGAAATCGCACTCAAGGAGTTATAAGTCGGAACCAGGGTAAGATCAGCCTTATCCCTGTCTTCCTCTGCAGCCCGCAGGAACTCTTCCTCATACAGAGCCTTGAGGATCTGTATTCTCTCTGGGGCCTTCTTCAAGGCAATGTAGTAGGCCAGCCCTGCCGCAAGACAT